GAGAAAAATCATGATTGACAAAGACCAAATTATCAAAGCGCAACAAGAAAAAATTGAACGTGTAGAAGAATTGCAAGAAGAACTACATAAATTATCCATGCTTGGATTGCTAACTGCAACCTTTTTAGACTTACCAGATGAGCTAAAACTCTCAATGAACACAATCCATGATGTATCACATACGATCAAGGATGTATTAAATGGTATGAGCCCAAGAGAGGCTATCGAGAAGAACATGGCAGAAAATAATGAGGAGGAAGAATAATGTTAGCAAAACTAAAAGAATTTTTTGGACTAGATGATCTTTGGGGTGATGGCCAATCAAAATCAAACAGTAATCTAATTGACGTTAGAACCCTCCAAGCTGAAAATAAACAGCTTAAAGCCATCATCAAGCAACAAAACGACTTATTAAAAGAGCTCTCTGAGGAAAATATGGAGCTTGGACGTAGTCGCAGACAGTACGCTGATACAGTCGCAATGCAACAGCGCCTGATTGATGTCTATCAAGACATGGCAGGTTAGGAGGCAATCAATGGACAGAGGACTATTTGGCACCTTTGACTATGACCGTGATTACTTGCAACCTCCTGAACCCAGGGAAGAACGTGACCCTGCTGATTGGGAATTTAGAGCTGGTCAATGGATCTATGTAGGAGATTGTTAGCCTATGAATAGAGAACACTATGAGGACAATATCCACTGGAGAAAGAGGCAGTTAAACACTTGTTATGAGTTGGGCACTATTATCAACGAACAACAGGACAAAATAGTCTCACTTATGAACGAAAACAACCGCTTAAAGCGTGAAAATTGGAACTTGAAACACAACAGAGGTAGAAGAAAATGACTAATAATCAATTATCAACACAACAGACTAAACGTGACATTTCTGTCAATGCCCTTGACTGGACATTTGAAGACATCAAACGCTACTTTGATCCTCAGAATTTACTTACTGAGAAACAGGTGGGACAAGCTTTGTCACTTATCAAAGGGCGTAACCTAAACCCTCTAGCCAACGAGGTCTACATTGTAGCCTATAAAAACCGCAATGGAGGGACAGAGTTCAGCTTGATTGTCTCTAAAGAGGCTTTCTTGAAACGTGCAGCCCAGAGCAAAAACTATGAGGGATTTGAGGCTGGCGTGGTTGCTGTAGATAAAGATGGCGTTATGCACGAACGCAAAGGGGCTCTTATGCTACCAGGTGATACTTTGGTAGGCGGTTGGGCTAGAGTCTATCGCAAAAATTTCAAAGTACCTGTAGAAATTCAGGTATCTCTTGAAGAATACAACAAGAAACAAAGTACCTGGAACAGCATGCCAGCTACTATGATTAGAAAAACAGCCCTAGTTAATGCTCTTAGAGAGGCTTTCCCTGAGGATTTAGGGAATATGTACACAGAGGACGACGGTGGAGAGACATTTGACCGTATCAAAGACGTCACACCTCAAGAGAGCCGTGAGGATGTCGTAGCACGCAAGATGGCTCAGATTGAGCAATTTAACAAAGAGCAGGCCCACACAGATCCTAAGCCTACTCAAAATGAGGAGCCGATCCAGGGCGAATTGCTAGACGGTGAACTGGAATACTAGGAGGACAACATGCAAGAATTACAGGTAAAAGTAACACAGGCACAGGTTGAAATCATTGACCGTGAGAAATTTGAACAGAATATCAATGAGGTTGTAGCCAAGTATCAAAATTACACGGTTACAGCTGCAACCATCAAGGACGACAAGCAGACACTTGCAGATCTACGAAAATTAGACAAGCAGGTTTCTGATGAACGGATCAGGAATAAGAAAGTCTTATCTGAACCAGCTGACGAATTTGACAAGTATGTCAAGAATGCCATCCAACCTCTAAAAGACATCATCACCAAAATTGCTAGTGATGTCAAAGAGTTTGAAGATCATCAAAAGGCTGTCAGAATTGACACAGTCAAAGGATACCTAGCCAACAAATCGGCTGAGTACATGCTGGATCCTCGTCTCTTTGATGAAAAGGCCCTTGAGTATGTCAAAGCTGGCGATTTCATGGCAGACGGCGTGACGCTTAAAAAAGCCACAATGAAATCACTTGATGACATGGTCACATTTGAGTTTCAGAAACAGCAAGAATTTGAAAAGGCTAAGTCAGCGATTTCAGGGTTATGTGCTGAGTATGGCATGACTGACTCACCTTACATTAGACAACTGAGAGACTTGACCCTTGCTGAGGTCTTTGAACAAATCAAAGCTGACTATGAATTTGAAAAGCAAAAGGAAGAGCTCAGACAAGCTCAAGAACGAGCAGAGCGAACTAATCAGGAGCTTTTAGCAGCTCAACAATCCAAACAGCAAGAACAGGCTCCAAAATCAACAGAGACCCCAAATTTTGACCCAGAGACAGGCGAAATCTTGGACAGTGAGCAAATCCCTCAAAATGAGCAGAACTCTCTTAGAGGGGCCGAAAACGACCTAAAACGATATACCCAAAAAATGACTTTAGAGGTGTATTTTGTAGACACAGCAGAAAAAGACCGTTTCAAGGCTACTCTTGAACAAGCAGGGTTTAAATTTAAGGAAAACTATCAAGTCAGCGGTTATCAACGTATTGAGCCACTGACTCAGACTGAACTCAATGAACAATGTGGGTGGTAAGTATGGACATCAGAAAAATATCTGACAGCGTAGCCATCTACTCAGACGGCAAGAGATTGCAGGTTATCCACAACCTAGGGGATGAGTTTATCCTAGATTTTGAAATTAAAAATTACAAAACTATAAATATTGATGACCTGAGCCCTCGCATTGTGAGTGAGATTACTCCAATTTTTAAAGTGAGCGGGTACTGCTCACGACGTGGAGAAGATACCCAACGCTTAAAATGGGCTATCCGTCAATTTGAGGACTTTGATGAGTATCTAAACGCCCATCACAGCGAACTGGTAGAGTGGTGGAGCAATCCAGGAGAGGAGAGGAAAGAAAATGAATGATTTTATTAAAGAGATTGGAATGGCTATCCTATGGATGTTTTTAGGTTATCTCTTGGGAGAGCGTAGCGCTAGAGAGGACAAAACAGATGATCAATAACGTTACACTGGTTGGGAGGCTTGTGGCGCCTCCTGATCTACGAAAAACGCCTAACAATGTATCTAGCTTGCAGGGCACGCTTGCAGTCAATCGCAATTTCAAGAATGAAAATGGAGACCGTGAGGCTGATTTTATCAATTTTCAAGCGTGGAGAGGCACAGCTGACATCATTGCTCAGTATTGCAGCAAGGGCTCACTTATTGGGATCATTGGACGCATACAAGTCAGGTCTTACGAGAAAGACGGTCAGCGTCGATATGTGACCGAAGTAGTCGCTGAGAGTGTCGCTCTGCTAGAGAGTCGCAACAGTCAGCACGGACAAGGTCAAGGCAACAGTTTCCAAAATGGGAATAGCTCCCCTTTTGCCGATCCTAACCCATTTGACCTACCAGATGACGGCTTACCGTTTTAGGAGGTATCGATGTCAGATATTAAAATACTTGACGCCTGCTGTGGAAGTCGTATGTTTTGGTTTGATAAAAACGAGAGTCATACAACTTTTATGGACATCAGACAAGAAAAATTTGATATACACGGGAAAAAGGTCAATGTAGCCCCTGATGTTGTCGGTGATTTTCGTGACATGCCATTTGAAAATAATACTTTTAATTTGGTTGTTTTTGACCCTCCTCATTTAAAATGGGCAGGTAAAAACTCAATCATGAAAGCTCAGTATGGTCAGCTGGATAAAGTTACCTGGTCGGAAGATTTGGCCAAGGGCTTTGAAGAATGTATGAGAGTTCTAAAAATTGGAGGCACACTAGTTTTTAAGTGGTCTGATTGCCAAATAAACGTTAAAAAATTACTAGAGGTGATACCATTCAAGCCCTTGTTTGGTCAACAAAGAGGCACCACGCACTGGCTAACGTTTGTAAAGTTCGAGGAGGAAAGTGTTGACAATTAAAATGACTGTCTGGGCATTGTTTGACAGCGGTAATGGTAGCTATACAAAAGGCGTGAAAGCCCTGAATAGTTCGGGGGGGGCGAATATTGACATCTATCCAATCGGAATAGATATAGAAAACAAGAACGATCATTTTATAAATTTGAACCTTGCTGACTATGGGCGCTTGTTTGGAGACAACACACTTTTTGACAAACTTGACAAGTTGCCAAAACCTGATTTGATTATAGCTAGCCCACCATGCGAAAGTTGGAGTAATGCTAGTGCTATGTGCGAGGGTAACGCTTGCTGGAAACAAGAAGACCTCTCAGATAGCCTCTTTGCTCCACAAAGGGAGCCTAGTATGTTTACGATTAGGAACGCCTCTGACTACGAGAAAGCCTATATAAATTATCAGTATGACCGTCAATTTATGAAGAGAGTCAATGGGGAGCTTTGTGCTTTCAATACCATTGAGATCATCAAGCGGTATAATCCTAAATATTTCATCATAGAGAACCCAGCTAGTGGGCGCTTGTGGAAATATATTGAGGATGTCATGGATTTCAAACTCCCACATCTCAATCTCACACGCTACAACAATTATGACTACCCTTTGCAGAAACCTACAAAGTTTGCTAGTAATCTTGATTTAGGTCTTAAAAATGACATTATCAAGCAAGAAATTGAGTGGAATAAATTTTCTAAGTCATACAATGAACGGTCAAACATTCCACAAAACCTAGTAATAGAGATTTTTACTAAGGTTTACAATGAATTTTTACAGGAGAAAGAACATGGCAAGTAAAATCAATGTGACAGAAAATATTGCTATCATCATTGAGAAACAAAAAATAGAGGTCGTTACGACCCTAAACTATGATATGAGCATTAGCTTTGATAACAAAGACGCCGCCCCCACACTAGATGAAAATGGTGACCTTTTTGAACCAGTCTACAAGTGCAAAATTAAGGCAATTCCCAAAAATGATGTATTTTTTACCTCATTAACACGAGTCAAGAGCAACATCAAGACGCTACAAGAGGTTAAGAAATTCTTTGAGTTCGTAAACGAAAACAGAGAAAATCTCTTTGAGATGGCAGGATTTAAGGGGGCTCTTGAATGAAATTAACCCTAAACATTGAGCCTAAACCTCAATCACGGCCACGGTTTGCGAGGCGTGGGAATTTTACCACAACTTACGAAGACAAGGATATGAAATCCTGGCGCAATCATTGCCAGCTGCTCATTGCTAATCAGTACATGGGTCAGCCTATTCTTGAGGGAGCTTTGAGGGCAAAGGTTAGATTTTACATCAAACCTCCTCAGTACATTTCTAAGGCCAAGAAGAACCAGCAGGCCCTCCTGGATGAGATTATCCCTGTAGGCAAAAAGCCTGACATAGACAACTACGAAAAAGCCCTATATGACAGTATGTCAGGGATCGTCTTCCAGGACGACGGTCAGATAGCTTTGCATGATGTAGGCAAGTTCTACAGCTTGAACCCTCGTATAGAGGTAGAGGTGGAGGTTATGGAACCCCTGAGTATTTGAAGAAATGAGGAAATTAAGATGACAAAAACTATCGAACTACCAGACTATTATGAACCCGATTGGGGAAATGCAAGATACGGAACATTAGAAGAACTAAAAGAGCTGTTGCTCTATAAGCGTATCGTGGAATGGGATAAAGATTTTTTACTACTTGAAGATGGCACAAAAGTCACTATCGAAATGTCTGAAAGTGATTGCTGTGCCTCAGCAGGTGGGGAGTTTCAAAATGTTTCACTTGACGCTGTAATCACTAATGTTGAAATTGGAGAACAGGAAGAAATCCCTGACCATTGGGGAGCGGGTTATAAAAACAAAGTAACCATCTTCCACAATCAAAATCCTGTAGCTATCGCTAACTGTGAGGCAGAACATAATGGCTATTATTATAGCGTGGGCTCTCTAGTGATTGGTGATATTCATTTCCCAGTAGTCCATGCTTAGGAGGCTGATATGAGAATTAAGACATCAAATGACACAATCATCCACGTCAACAAGTCTAAACGCAGTATCACGATCGAGGGCGTCGAGTTAAGCGGCGATTGTCGGGCCCTGGTATCTGACAACAAGAACGGAACAGGGACAATTACCCTAATTTTCGACGGTAAGATTATTTAGAGGAGGTGGAAGAATGAAACAACTATTCTGCCCAAATTGTAATTCAACGTCTTCAGTACATCACCATACTGATTGGCGACATTTCGATAATTCGACCGGCCGATTGAAACCGGTCAGCGTTGTGCTATGCTTAGATTGTAAAACGCTATTTATCGACGATCGGTCTTGGTAAAATAAATATCTAAAAGGTGAGGTAAAATGAAACGATTTATCGCAATATGGATATTATTATCTGCTGGATTGAATGTCTGGCAGAGTATCCACATAAAAAAACTAGAAGAAAAACGCCCTATTGTAATCTACAAAGCAGATAACCAAGGCGCAGAAATCAAAGGCAGAGTCGTCCACAAGGAAAAAATTGGCGAACTCTACACGATCACGATACAGAACTACGGCATTTTCGTAGTATCGCAAGACAACTACGAATTTTTGAAAATTGGAGATGAGGTGAGATTATGAAACCTAAAAAATATCCGTACTTAGGAGCTAAAAAGGCAAAGAAAACAACTCAAGAAGATAAGTTGGATCTTGTAGCATTTCCAAACATTGCGATCAGAAAAGAATTGCTCAAACATGTCTACACGGTTACTAGATATCATGACGGCTGTACAATCATTTATTTCAGAATTCCAAAACTTTTCGGATTGGACTATGAAGAGCAAAAAGCTAAAGTAAATCTTAGTTATGAGGGAACTCTCAAGATACTCAATAGCTGCTAAAACAAAAAAGCCAAGACACTCTCTGCCTCAGCTAAATTCTCAATAAGATTATTATATCACAAAAAGGAGATAGAGAGTGAACAAGGCTAAAGAGCTGTTGAAAGAATTACAAGACCTTGACATGGACATTCAAAGTCGTATAGATGAAATCAAAGAACTTGAGGCTGGTTTGCTCTCAAGTCCTAAGTGGACAGACGTCAAAGTCCAAGGCGGTCAAACTAGAAAAGTTGATGACGTCTATACTCAGCTTGTCGTGATGAAAGAGGCTATAGAACAGGATACTAAAGAGGTTATCAATAGGAAACTTGAACTAGGTAGAATGATCAATAAGCTTAAAAATCCAAAATACAGGGCAATCCTGAGAATGACATATATTACTAAAACGTATATCGAGGATATTTGTGATAAGTTATCAATCAGCAAGAGCTCGTATTACAGCATGCGTAAGGTTGCTATTGAAGAGCTGGAGGTAATTTTGGAATAATTTGGAATTTCTTGAGTTATCTTGAGAATATCTTGAGAATATGTGTTAATCAAAATAATCTTGATGTGCACTGTAACCATAATCTGTTAAAATGGTAGTATCAAGAATTAAAGCAAAGGCACCTTAGGCAACGACCTAGAAAAGCTTCTGAAAAACTGCTGGCTTGGGTTACCAGTGGCGATAGAGTAGGATGTTTTAATATCGCAAAAAAGACTACACAAAATAAAAAAAGAAAGTAATTTCTAATTAACACGCAAGTCTGTAGTCTACTTGCATTAAGTCACTCTTTGAGTGACTTTTTTATTTTACCAGAGAGGAGGTAGTCTGGTGAGTGGATAAATTAACCCCAAAACAGGAGCTTTTTGTCCAAGGGATAATCACTGGACTATCTCAAAGACAAGCATATAGACAAGCGTATCCATCCGCTATCAAGTGGCGAGATAAAGTAGTTGACAACAAAGCCAGTGAGCTATTGAAAAATGGTGAGGTTTTGGTGAGGTACAGAGAATTATTAAAACAATTCTCAAACATGTCTTTGTGGGCTAGAGAGCAGGCTTTCAATGAGTATGAATGGCTAAAAAATAAAGCTAGAGCAAGTATTGAGATTGAGGGAGTGAGACAAGCTAACTCAACAGCATTCTTGTCAGCTTTGGATGGCATGAATAACATGGCTTTTAGAGATTTAGAACTAGCTGATAAAAAGCTAAGGCTTGAAATTGAAAACCTCAAAGCACAGCTAGGCTCTAATGATGAGGATGATACAGTCATTACTGGATTTACATTTGATAGGAGTGAGTATAATGGCAATACTGAACCTAGCGAAACTGATTAACCCAGTATTTGATGAAGTCCTCTATACGCTTAAGAGTCATATAGTGCTAAAGGGTGGCCGTGCCTCTACTAAGTCATCAGTAGTCTCTATTGACCTTGTAAATGACTTTATTAACGATCCTAACGGTAATGTGGTAGTCTTGCGAAAAGTAGGTAAGTATCTGAGAATGTCAGTGTATGAGCAGATAAGATGGGCCATCTATGAGATGGGGCTAGCTAATCAGTTCAAGTTTGGGAAATCTCCCTTACAAATCACCCACAAGAAGACAGGCACAGCCTTTTATTTCTACGGCGTAGACGATCCAATGAAACTCAAATCCCAAAAGATAGCCAAAGGCTATGTAATGGCCGTATGGTTTGAGGAACTGGCTGAGTTTGCAGGTCGTGAGGACATTGATATAGTTGAGGATACTTTCATCCGTCAAGAGCTGCCAAACGGCAAAGAGGTCAAAGTCTATTTCACATACAACCCTCCAAGAAATCCCTATGACTGGATAAATGAGTGGGTTGCTGAGAAAGCTAGTGACCCTACTTACATGATACATCACAGCACCTACCTTGATGACAAGCTAGGTTTTTTGTCTAAGCAAATGAAAGACAAAATAGAACGATATAAGGAGACGGACCCTGACTACTACCGTTGGATGTATCTAGGCGAGGTAATCGGTTTAGGTAATCATGTCTATAACATGAGCTATTTTAAACCACTAGAAAGCCTACCAGAGGATGATAGGCTTATCGGTATATCATTTGCTCTGGATACAGGACACCAACAATCGGCGACAGCCTGTGGAGCTTATGGGCTCACTGCCAAGGGTAATGTTATCTTACTTGATACGTTCTACTACTCACCAGCTGGTAAGACCATCAAAAAGGCCCCTAGTGAGCTCTCTGTGATGATCCATGACTTTATAGACAAGGTCATGAAGACCTATAGAGTGCCTAAGCTCAAGATGACCATTGATAGTGCTGAGGGGGCTTTGCGTAACCAGTATTTCAAAGACTACGGAGAGCGCTGGCACCCAGTAGCCAAGAAGAAAAATCAGACTATGATTGATATGGTTATCAGTCTACTAGCTGAGGGGCGTTTCTACTACCTTGACATCCCTAATAACAGGGTATTTGTAGAGGAGCATAAGATGTACCGCTATGATGACAAGTCACTCAATACAGATGACCCCAAAGTCATCAAAGAAGATGACCACACGGTGGACGAGTTCAAGTATTTTGTCCTAGACAACGCTAGAGAGCTAAGACTTAAAGCCTAAAGGAGCTAACAATGGGAATAGTAAAGACTATCAAGAATTTTTTCACAAGGAGCAAGTATGTGATGACAACACAGAACTTAACAAATATCACTGATCACCCTAAAATAGCAGTGTCATCCACAGAGTATGACCGTATCAGGGAAAATCTCAAGTATTATGCAGGACATTATCCACAGATTGAGTACACTGACAGCAACGGCACGCCTCAAAAACGAGCTTTCAACCATTTGCCTATTGGACGTACAGCAGCCAAGAAAATTGCAAGCCTGGTGTTTAATGAACAGGCTGAAATCAAGCTAGACGACAAGGACGCTAACAAATTCATTCAAAAACAGCTACAAGATGACAGATTTGTCAAGAATTTTGAGCGCTACTTGGAGAGTGGGTTGGCGCTTGGTGGCTTGGCTATGAGGCCATACGTCGATAGAGACAAAGTAAGAGTCTCTTTCATTCAGGCACCTGTCTTTTTGCCATTACAAAGCAACACACAGGACGTCTCTAGCGCTGCTATTATCACTAAGACAATCAAGTCAGAGGGGAACAAGCAGAAGTTTTACACACTGATTGAGCTGCACGAATGGGGCAAAGATGACAAGTACACAGTCACTAATGAGCTCTACAAGTCGGATAATCAGAACGTGGTAGGCGCTAGGGTTCCTCTATCAGACCTCTATGAGGATCTTGAGGAAGTAGTAGACCTGAACGGCTTGAGTCGTCCACTATTTACTTACTTGAAGACCCCAGGCATGAATAACAAAGATATTAACTCAGCTCTTGGGCTGTCTATCTTTGACAATGCTAAGACTACAATGGACTTTCTTAATACAACTTATGATGAGTTCATGTGGGAGATTAAGATGGGTCAGCGTAGAGTGGCCGTCCCTAGTCAGATGATTAAAGTTGAGTACAATCAGGAGGGCGAAAATGTCACAGTCAAGCGTGAGTTTGAGGCTGGTCGTAATGTCTATGAACAGATTGACTCAGGGGATATGGATAAGGGTGTAGGCATTACAGACCTTACAACGCCTATCCGATCGGATGACTATATCAAGGCTATCAATAAGATCCTGGCGATTTTTGAAATGCAGATAGGAGTATCCTCTGGCACGTTCACCTTTGATGGTAAGAGCTTGAAGACGGCTACTGAGGTTGTATCAGAGAACTCTGACACCTATCAGATGAGAAACAGCATTGTCAGCTTAGTAGAGCAGTCACTGAAAGAGCTCATTATCTCAATGTTAGAGTTAGGCAAAGCCTACGGACTCTACAAGGGAAACATCCCTGACATGGAGAAAATCAGCATTAACCTTGATGACGGAGTTTTTACAGACCGAAACGCTGAGCTTGACTACTGGGTTAAGGTTGTAAATGCTGGCTTTGCTACGGATGTCATGGCTATTGAAAAGGTGCTCAACGTTACGCCTGAAAAAGCTAAACAAATCAAAGCTGAAATCAGTGGCAATGCTATTGATGAGGCTAGTGGAGAGCGCAGTCTTGAGGATGTAGGAGTATATGGAGAATGAACTTACTAAAATATTTTTCAAAGAATTTCATGCAACAAGTACGGTCATTTGTAGGAATTGAAAGCCCCTCGCTAGAGCAGAGAAAGCTAGCAAAGAGAATGGTAGAAGAAATGGGAGAGGCTATCAGTGAAAGACAAGAAGAAACCAATCAAGCTAAATGATGAGCAGTTAATGCTTGACGCTAGTCAGGTTGCAGACATCTATCATCAGCTAACTCTTGACCTTTTTGATCAGGTTATAGATCGTATCAAAAAGCGTGGCTCTGCTAGCCTTGATGATAACCCTTATATTTGGCAACTTGAGAAAATGAATGAGATGGGCCTACTCAATGAGGACAATGTCAAGCTCATTTCTGACCGTTCAGGCATTGCTGAGGAACAACTTAGGCATGTTATCCAAAATGAGGGTTACAAAATCTATAAAGACACCAAACAACAGCTTTTAGAGGCGACTGGTGGCGGTGGTTTTTCTGGTAACTCACTCATTCAGACCAATCTAGCTGCTTATGTCAATCAGGCTATGGGAGATATAGACAACCTCATCAATACCACTCTACCAATGAGTGTCAGAAAGGTTTATCAGTCCATAGTCCAGGAGAGCGTGGCCAAGGTTGTTACAGGACTCACTACCTCAGACAAAGCTATCTCTGATACAGTCATGAAGTGGGCTCAAAAAGGCTTTTACGGCTTTACTGATAGTCAAGGGAAGAACTGGAAAGCCGATACATACGCTAGGCAAGTCATCAAGTCTACAGCTTGGAGAGTCTATCGTGAGGTCAGAATGGCTCCAGCTGAGGAATTGGGTATAGACACCTTTTACTATCACAAAAAGGCCACAGCAAGAGAGATGTGCGCTCCTTTGCAACATCAGATAGTAACTACTGGAGTTGCTAGGACGGAAAAAGGGGAGCGTATTTTGGCGCTATCAGACTACGGATACGGATACGCTGGAGGCTGTCAGGGTATTAACTGTACTCATGAGATGACGCCGTACATCCCAGGGGCTAACTACAAGCCTGATTTGCCTGACGAGTTAAGAGACTTGACACCAGAGCAAGCAATAGAAAACGCAAACGCTCAGGCTAAACAGAGGGCCCTAGAGAGGTCTATCAGACAGTCTAAGGAATTTCTACACGTTGCAGAAAAACTAGGAGACAGCGAGCTGATAGACAAGTATAAGAGCAAGGTTAGGATCCAACAAGGAGCCATGAGAGACTATCTCAGACAGCACCCTTTTCTACATCGTGATTATGCTAGAGAGAAATACTATGATGATCCATTTTCTCAAGCTCAAAAAGAAGTAAAACTCAGGAAAAAGATGTCAGAATATCACTACATCAAAGAGGATGAAATACCTGCATTTAAGAAAGCGGGCGGAAAAATCACTAAAGCAGAGCGTAATATTGTCTATGCTCCAGATTTTGATAGTATGGGCTATATAGCTACAAATAGGAGTTTTGATATCAACAAAGCTCTCAGAAGTAATGGCGCTATCCCACTTAGCAAAGAAGAAAGCAAAGTAGTTTCAACTCTTGATGGTGTTATTGAAAGAAATAGAGCGTTAAAAAATATAAAAGTTAGCCGCTTTGATGATGGTGGTTACTTTAAATCAATCATTACTAGTAATGCCGAACTATTAAAAAAATATGACAGTGTAACTGATATGCTAAACTCTGGTGAGGCAACTTTTAGCAATGCTGCTTACACATCAACCAGTTATATTCCAAAATATAACTTTTTCAAAAATAGAGGCATTAAAACAATTATCAATATTCCAAAGGATAGTAAAATATACTTTACAGATAATGACGCCGAGTCCGAAATTATCATACCAAGAAACGCAAAATATGATATAATTAGTATGAAAGAAAACAAAGGCGGCATTGTCTTAGAAATGAATTTAAGAGAGGAGTGATATTATGGAATTGTCAGAGGCTCTAAACTTTGTTGACTCTTTAAATCTGAATGAAAAACCTTTAGATTTTTCAGAGTTTACTGATGAACAATTACTGAGTATAAGTATTACACTTGACTTACTTTCATTAGATGAGGCTAAAGCATTTGAATTAGAATTAAATAAGCGACAGCTAACAGAGAGATATTTTTCTATGAGAAAACCTAAAACTAGCGCTTAGTTTGACCTAGGCGCTTTTTTCATGCAATAAA